TAGCAGCGCACCAGCTAGTGGAAAAGCTCTTGGCTGCTCAGGAGGGCATGGGCAGTCAATATAGTTGGCTGACTATTTCCAAAGGCGTAGACTCCGTAACTGAAGGATTTCAGATCCCAGAACGGATAGCTCAGGACCCAATGCTCTCACACTTTAGTAAAACTAGATACGGTGCAATGTATCTACAAATCATCAGTCCTCAACTTATTGGCAACGTATTCGTAGCTTTTAGAGAGACGCTACCGTAGTAATTATCATGCAAACTACGGTTCAATTTGACATTGAAAAACTTGAACACTTAAAGCGTGAATTAGCTCGTTCAGCTAAATCATATATTAAGGTTGGAGTAGCCACAGGTAATAATTCTCGCAATAGAGTATATCCACCTAATAGCGAAACCGTATTAAAAACAAATACTGAAATTGCATTTGATCACGAATTTGGTAACCCTGCAGCTAAAGGGCCATATGGTGGTTTTATAGAAATACCACAAAGATCAATATTACTCATGCCAATGCAAATGGCTATGGGAGCAGAATTAGCTAAAGTAAAACCATCTACTTACGAACAAGATATAATGTTTCATGGCCTAGAAGGTGTATTGGATGAAATAGGCTCAACCGCAGTATCTTTAGTAGATAAGAATTTTCAAAAACAAGGCTATCCAGTTGGATGGAAAGCTATTAGTCCAATTACATTAGCTCATCGTCGTAAGCACAAACGAATGGGTAGGAAGTTATTAAATGATAGTGGTCAGTTGCGTTCATCTTTTGATTATGAGGTGGTAGCATGATTACGCCATTACCTACATTTCCAACTGTACCTGGTCCTATTGTAGGAGGCGGTTCTACGCCCCTTTTTAGCACTTCTACAGCACCACAGACACAATATACAGTATCTGGGTGGTCTCAGCCTATTTTAATGGTTATAAATACTGTAATCGTCAAAGATGGCGATGCTGTGACCATTACTAGACAAATCAGTACATCTGGTTTTCTTACGCCTGCAAGTGGGCAAAAATTAAAGCTTAAGTGGGAAGGTGAACGTCAATGGAGATACCACAATCTTTATTGTATTACTGACCCTCAGCTTAAGACCAATGATCAAGTAATTATACAAAACATACCATACCGAGTTCTACATAAATGGAACTGGGGACAATTTGGTTATGTAAAGTATATGCTGACAGAGGATTACACAAATGAATACAACCCCGGAAGTTATCAATCTTCTTGTTAATCTGATTAAATATCAGCTTAACTTGGATAACAACCATGTTGTTACCTATAATCAGCGTATACCAATACCGCCTGATAGTGGATTATTTGTAGCCATTGGTTTGCTTGGAGATAAACCCTATGGTCATAAAATTGCTTATGAACAAGGTTTTGCCCCAGCTACATCTACTGGTGAACCTCAAATTGCAGTTTTGAACGAGGTTCAGACGCAAAACGTTCAGCAAATTTATTCGATTCAAATCATGTCTCAAAGCAATGAGGCAAGATCAAGAAGACAAGAAATATTGTTTGCTTTAAATTCAACACAGGCTGAACAACTACAAGAGAAATATGGATTCAAAATTGCCAATCTACCATCCTCTTTTAACGACGTATCTATTGTCGAAGGTGCGTCTCGTTTAACACGCTATGCCATCACATTTAATGTCTTAACTGCATATATCAGAACTATACCAGTACAATATTACGACAACTTTACTGGTTCACCAGAAATTATAACTCAACCTTAACGTATATAAATTATGTCAATTAGTATCTCAGACTTCGTTAGTTTTACGGTGGCACAGCCAGGTTTGGCTCTGCCAGCTTATAACGTCAATTCATTGGCGTTAATTACTGCAGATAGCCCATTATCTAGTGCAAAATATGGCATTGGTGCATCAGCAACTTGTACTGAAGCAGGTGGTTTAATTACTGGTGTTACTTTAGTATCTGGTGGTTCAAATTACACATCTACACCACAAGTATTCTTAGTTGGCGGTGGTGGCACAGGTGCAGTTGTTACTGCAACTCTAACTGCTGGTGTAGTAACATCATTAACGATTGTAAATCCTGGTATGGGATATTCTTCAGCACCAACCGTTGTTATTACTAACACATTTGGTGTTTATACTGATCCTGTTTCCGTAGGCAATGACTATGGTACAGGCAGCGAAACATATTCACTAGCTCAAATCATTTTCAGCCAGAATCCAAACATCTTAAGCGGTGGTGGAAAATTAGTTATTTTCCCAATGGCTAATGGTACTGGTACACTTACATTAACTCAAGCTATCAGCGTATTACAACCACAGATCTATACAGGTGGTTATATCTATGCTAATGCAAATTCTGCTACAGTTCCATCATCTGGTGCATTTAGTAATGCAGATATTGAAGCAGCATCTACGTTAGTAAATTCATTTGTTACTAAGGCTTTATTATTTGTACCAACTGCAAACCTAAATGACCTTTATGGTTCAGGTTTAAGTGCTACAATTTCTGGTGCATCACAACAGCAATCACGTTTATTAATTCATACTGCTGGATTAACTACCGCTCGTGCATTTGCTGCTGGCTATGCTTCACGTCTATTTGGAACAAACTTCAATGGTTCAAATACGACAGTAACAATGAATCTAAAGCAGATCAGTGGTATTCCTGCTGATTCTGGTATTAATGAAACAATCGCATATCAATGCCAAAGTGTTGGTGTAGACTTCTATGCTCTTGTTCAAGGTTTACCAGAGGTTGTATCAACTGGTGGTGGAACAACTACTGGTCCTGGTAACGGATTCACAGATAATGTTTATAACTTAACTTGGTTATTAAATTCATTACAGGTAGCTACATTTAATACATTAGCTACAACACCTACTAAGATTCCACAGACTGAAGCTGGTATGAACACTATTAAGAGTTCTATCGCTCAAGTATTAAATCAAGCAGTAGCAAACGGATTCTTAGCACCAGGCACATGGACAGGAGCTACATTTGGTAACCCTGCATCATTAGTAACTAACATAGCTCAATATGGTTACTATGTATACTCACAACCTGTTTCTCAACAATTACAATCACTACGCAATCAACGTATAGCTCCATTGGTTCAAATTGCTATTAAGTATGCTGGTGCAGTACAGAGCGTAAACGGAATCATTTACATCAACTATTAATCTTATAAGTCATGGATATTTCACTAAACGGTAACGATACTATTTCAATCAACGGTATCCTGCAGACCGACCTCGCAGATGGCGATGTTGGTACTTTGACGTTCCCAAATGAGTACGTCACAATGAAACCAGGCAAAAACAATAATACGATTATTGCTTTCAATGCTATGGGACAACTTGCTGAATTAACACTTCGCCTAATCAGAGGCAGTGTTAATGATCAATATGTTAATGCTGCATATAGACAGTTCGTAAACAGTCCTGCGACTTTTCAACTATTAGATGCTTCTATTGTTAAACTTATTGGTGATGGCAACGGAAACATTACAACAGATGCCTATACATTAACTGGTGGTGTGCCAATGGCAGTACCAGAAGTTAAGAGCAACGTGGAAGGTGATACTGATCAAGGTGTCACGATGTGGAAAATCCGCTTTGCAATGGGTACACGTCAAATTCAGTCATAATTCTTAAATGAGAAATATTCCCCTATCAAGCGGTGCCACCCTTGGATTTCAATTAGCGAGATTCAACGATGGTATGAATTTATTCAATGCTACCTTTAAGGAACTAGTTGGGGTTCCTTTTGGGTCGCAGGGATCTTCCTTAGATTTTGCTAACTTCCTGCAAATGGATATTAGCGAACTTAAGGATATTGTAATCAAAGTAGCTACATCTGAAAAGGTGCAAGAAGCTATCTGGAAGTGCATGGAGTCATGTACATACCAGAGTGTAAACGATTCTGTAGGAATTAAAATTACTAGAAATACTTTTGAATCCGAAGATGCTCGTGCAGACTTCCTTCTTGTCGTTTGGGAGGTGGCGACTTTGAACCTAGTCCCTTTTTTCAAAAACCTAGGATCTCTGTTATCAACCCCATTAAAGGGAACAGGTGGCAGCGAGCCAAAATCCACGACGAACTAGAACCCCAGATACGTATAGCCCTACAGTTAAACGGGCGAGGTGTAGGCAGCCTTATTGAAATATTAGATATGCCTACCGATCTGGTTCTTGATGCGTGGCATTTTCACATTTGTCAGGCTGAAGCTTCTGAAACTGAACAAGAATTAAATAAGGACCATAAATCGTGAGCCAAAGTATAGGTGATTTTTTCGTAAAGATAGGGCTGAAGGTTGATAATCAACAAAGCCTTAATGGTCTTACTACGCGCTTAAATAACGCTGCGACTGCTGCTAATGAACTGGCTAAGAATCTTAATAAGATACCTACTGCATTAGCTAAGTTAAATATACCAATAATCGTTAATAAAACTAGTGGTGGTAAAGCTAGCGCAGGCGATGGTAAGTCTAATCAATACGAATCAGCTATCGGTCCTAAGCAATCTTATACTCAGTATAACGAAAAAGCTGGTCCTACATTTACTAGCTGGATAAATGAGTCAAAGAAAAGACAAGCTGCTGAAAAACAGACTCTTGAATTAAACCTCAAGAAAGATAAACAACAAAAAGATAAGCAAAAACTTGATGAACTTCAGTTAAAAACTGGAGCAAAGCTATTTAATCAATTAGCTAAAGGCAAAGGTTCATTAAGCGAATTAGCTACTGCATTTGGTGAAGTTGGAGTAGAGACTGCTGCAGCAACTGCAATATTTGGTGGCGTTGCAATAGGTTTGGGCAAAATTGCACAATATGCTACTAAAGCAGGAGAAAATCTATTTCAGTTTAATTTAATTACAGGTGCTTCTGTAAAATCATTACAGAACTGGCAATTTGCTGCATCTCAATTTGGTGCTAAGGGTGAAGATGTTGCTAGTGCTATTGCTAATATACAACAAGCACAAACCGATATACAATTAAACCAAGGTAATATGGCACCATGGGCATTATTAGGTATTAATCCTAATCAAGACCCATTTGCAGTATTAGCACAGATACATGAAAAGGTAAAAGAGGGCGGTGAAATATCCGCAGCTATGGGCAGAAAACTAACTGCTCAATTAGGCATCAATGACTCTACCTTCCAGATGCTAAGAAGGGCAGATCTCTCTGTATTACAATTAAAAGAAGATATGGCAATATCTTCAGAAAATACCAAAGCGTTTGATAAAGTAAATCAAGCTATGGGTATTATGGAGCATAAGTTTGGTGTCGTTGCTCAAAAAATAGGCACAATGCTGGCACCTGCTGCTCTAGGATTTGCTGAATTATTAGATGATATTGCTGATATAAGTCTAAGAGTAATTAAAGCATTTGATGATTTTGATAAGACTTCATTTGGTCAATGGATTTCAAATATGACAAATAAGTTAGATGAATTTACGGATCCATTAAGAGTATTCCATGATACAGTAACATCATTAAAAAATGGCACATTCTTACGTGATCAATTTGGTATTGGCGGTGGAGCAGATTTAAATAATAATTTACCAAACAATTCTACAAATACTTCTAATAATACCAATAACAATAATATTACTGTACATATTAGTGGTGCTGGCGATCCTAAAGCAGTAGTACAAGAAATGCATAAGCAAATAAACAAAAGTTTTTCGCAAAGCTACGGAATCGCTTCTGGTTTAGGAATGGTAGGATCAACTGCTTATTAATATGGCTACAAATATTATACCAAGTGATCAATCAAGTTTCTTTTCTGCTCTTACACCAGTTCAGCAGACAGTATATGCTTATCCATCTCCATTACCTTATGGTATAGCTGGTTTAACTTTTGATATACGTGGTGAAGAAAGATTAGAATTTAAATCTGAAATTACTGACCATTGGTTAGAAAACAATAGTGCTATTCACGATCAAATATCACTTTCTCCAGAAAAGGTAACTCTTAAAGGTTCTATTGGAATCATAGCTTATCAAACTCCATTGGTTACTAATGCTCCTGTACAGACTACAAGTCCTTTACCTTTAAACACTCCGTTAATACCACCATTAACACCAGGTTCGGCACAAGCAGAGTTATTATCCACTTCGACTACTGTTAATTCAATCAATGCAAATACTACCAATTTATATCAATGGTATTTAAGCAAATCGAATTTAACTCAAAGCGATCCTAATTTACGTCAGCAAAACATAGTTGGATTTTTGTATCAATTATGGACTGGTAGAGTTTTGTTTACCGTAGAAACACCTTGGGGTATCTTTGCTAATATGGCTATTGAGTCTTGTGAGCCTAGCCAAGACGCAACTACTACAAACATTACAGATATTAGTGTTACATTTAAAAAGATAAGATTAGCCAGTCAGGTTATTATAAATCCAAACTTAACTGCTGGACGTTTAACATTTCAAAATTTTGAAACAAATCCATCTATTACGAATAACATTGGTCAGGTAACATTATCTAGCCAAGCTGCTGGTCAGATATTTCAAACGTGGAATATAAATTCGTTTAGTCCAATTCATTTATAATATGCAATTAATTACAGGCATAAATGATACACCTTGTCAGATTATTAGCATAGCTATACCTGATGGCACTACTGCGACTATGACTTTGGCTTATCGTCCTAATCAAAGTGGTTGGTATTTTGATCTTAGTTGGAACGGTCAAAATCCTGCATTTACAATTAACTCAATGAGGGTAACTACGTTCCCTAATATGCTGAGGCAATTTGAGACAATTTTTACATTTGGTTTAGCTTGTGTAACCACAGATGGATATGAACCATTAAACTATAATGATTTTCAAACTGGGTATGCTAATTTTTATTTATTAACTTCATCTGAAGTTGAACAAATTGAAACTCAAATTCTTGTTGGTAATTGAAATTTAACCGCACATATAGTTTATACTGCCAAGTAGGACCATACAGTAAACCTGCAACTACTTCTGGTAGCACTGTGCCTGTTGATGGCGTATTTACAAGTTATGCTACAAATAGCGTAACTATTAATCCTCCATATACTGTAGAGTTTTCAATTAAACGAGAAATATTAGCTACTGCACAAACTGCTAACTTTAAAATCTACAACTTAGCAGAAAAAACCAGAGATGCTATTTATAAAGAATGGTTCAATGGTGGTGCTTATTCAGAAATACAATTTAGGGCTGGTTATGAAAACCAATTTGTCCCTTTAATCTTTAACGGGAATGTACGCCAAGCTTACAGTACAAGGGTAGGTAGAAATAACATTGTTACTGAAATTGAAGCATTTGATGGGGGTTTTGCCCAAGCCAATAGCTATTCAAATTTTACATTACCCCCTAGTTCTACATTAAGTGATACGATTATAAGACTTAACTCTGATTTAATTAAGACTTTTCCTACCCCTATTATAGGAACAGTGCCTAAATTTGTTAATCAGCGTGCGTCTGTATTCTGCGGACCTACTTATAATTTAATACAAAACTTATTACCTTCTGGGGTAAATGCTACTATTGATAACAATCAATTAAAGGTATTAAGTAATAGCGATTCCTTTAAAGTTAACGATCAGATATTTGTTATAAGCTCTGCTACAGGTTTATTGGATATACCAATGCGTCAAGGTAACTTTATCCAAGTAAAAATGTTATTTGAGCCTAGATTAACGCTTGGACAACAAGTGCAATTAATCAGTGAAGATATACCAATATACAATAATATTTATCCAGTACAGGGTATTACTCATCAAGGTATAATTTCGCCTTCCGTAAACGGTCCTTTAACTACAACCGTTAACCTATATCTAGGACCTAACGGAGCTACCACTTTCTCAGGTAATACTGTACTTCCACAATAATATGTCTGAGCAAACAAATTTATCAATTAGTCTACCGAGGTCTTATCCAGATCTTAAGCTTGTTTTAAATCAATCGGCAAGGGAATGGATGTCTGCTTTGGCGTGCGCTCAAACTGGTACTATAGTTAATTTTTATCCTACTACCCAGACTGCGGATATAACCATTAATATGGGTATAGTTCTTCAGAATTTAACTAATGCTGATTCAACTACTACCCCAGTTGTAGCTCAATATCCTCAATTATTGAGTGTTCCTGTAGTATGCTTAGGGGGAGGAGGAGGGGCTATTACTTTCCCCATAAATGCTGGCGATACGTGTGTTTTAATTTTTTTAGATAGGAATATGGATACTTGGTGGTTGTCGGGTACTACAGGATTACCTCCTAATAACAATAGACTGCATAACTTATCTGATGCTATAGCCATTGTAGGTCTTAGAAGCCAACTAGGATCGCTTTCTAGCTATTCTACGACAGATACACAGATATATGGGTCTTCTGGCACGACTGGCCCCCTAATATCGTTAGGAACGACCAAAATAGGCATTTCTAATGCCACAACGAGTTTATTGACTGCACTTCAAGACGTAGTATCTGCTTTAACTGCCTTAAATGGTAAAACAGGTCCTGACTGTACAACTCAAATCACAACCGCATCTAACGCTATAAACGCCCTTCTTAAATGAGTTCACCCTCAATGATATTTAGAAGCCTTACCACTGGAGGTACAGGTGCGTCTGCTTTAGCTACCATTTACAATGGGGTAGTGACCAGAATTGATATGCTTACCAATGGCAGTGACTATTTAAGCCCTCCTACCATAACAATTACAGGGGGTGGAGGATCTGGGGCTACTGCACAAGCTAATCTTGTCCAAGGTCAAGTAGGTACTATTAAAGTTACTTATGGGGGTTTTGGTTATACCTATCCTCCTACTATTAACATTTTGTCTAGTTCTGGCGATTGGCTATTTGGACAAGGTTTATCCAATTATGCTACGGCTAATAATGCTATAGCTTTTAACATTCAAACTGCCCTAAATACCTTTTTAAACGATGCTTTTTGGTATACTAACTTTGGTATAGATTGGATCAATTTATTGGGTAATAAGAACACTGAAAATGCTATTTTAGCTCAAACTCGTAATATTATAGCTAATTGTTATGGGGTAGTAGGCATTACATCTGTAAGTGCTAATCTAAATAATGCCACCAGACAGTTGACCTTAACTTATAACATTTCCAC